CGGCATCCAGTACCCCGCCAACTGGCTGCGCCTTGCATCACCAGCAGAACGCGCTGCTATTGGCATCACCGAAGTTGCTGATGTTGCACCGCACGATGATCGTTTCTACTGGGCACCGGGCATCCCCAAGGCTTTAGACGATGTGTTTGCTACAAAAGAAGATGGATCACCACTCATGGTGCAGGTCTATGACGCAGTTACACAGAGCATGGTGGACACCGACAAGCAGGTAATCCAGCGCGGCCTTAAGCACCAAATGATCGCCCAGGTTAAGCAGACTGCTGGCACGCTGCTGGCCCAGACAGACTGGAAGGTGACTCGGGCTGCGGAGGGTGTGAAAGCTGTTGACGCCGCAACGCTGGCCGCGAGAGCTGCGATCCGCGCTGCATCGGATACCAACGAGGCCGCGATCACTGCCTGTACCAGTGTGGACGAGCTGGCCGCACTGCAAATGAATTGGCCCCAGGAGTAATTGTGGACACGATTGACATCACCGCCGCCAAACTGATGACGCACGAAGAGATCTGCGCCGTCAGGTACGAGCAGATCAATGCTCGCTTGAAACGCATTGAAGGCATCATCCTTAAAGTGGCGGGGGTAATGATCGTCGCAATGGCGGGAGTCATTTGGGCCAGCTTATTGAGATAGCCATGTTGGACTGGTTCTTCGCTTTTGTCCTGGCGTGCATCCTCCTGGCGTCGGTGCTTGCTTTGATTAAAGTGGGGCTTTGGATACTATGGATCCCCTAACAGCGTTTGCCGCTGCCCAGGCCGCGGTCGCCGGCATTCAAAAAGCTATCAAGCTCGGCAAAGACATTAACGGCCTTGTCGGTGAGTTTGGTAAGTTCTTTGATGCCAAAGACGTTGTTCAAAAAGCCGCCAACGACAAGGCGAAGAAAGGCCAATCAGATACAGGCAAGGCAATGGAAATCGTGATGCAGGCAAACGCTTTGCGCGAAGCAGAAGAGCAGCTAAAGCACCAATTGGTCTACGGCGGCTACCCTGAGCTGTGGGAGATGATGCTCAGGGAGCGCATGAAGATTAAGCAAGAGCGAGCCAAGGCTGAGCGCGATGCCATCATTGCTAGGCGCAAGCTAGTGGCCCAGCGTTTGTTCGCCGCTCAAATTGTGGGCGGCGCGATTGTCGTTGTTATTTTTGGGTTCGTCATCATTCTGGTTGTTCGCCAGGTTACTCAGTAAAGGAAAAAAATGTTTCCTATAGCAGCACTCCTAGATGTCGGTGGGAAACTCATCGACAAATTGATCCCGGACCCCGAGGCCAAAGCTAAAGCGCAGCTTGAGCTGACGAAGATGGCGCAGGACGGTGAACTCGCCAAGCTCGCCAACGAGACCGAGGTCTACAAGACAGAGCAGAACAACGTCACGGCTCGCTGGACGGCAGATGCCGCCACCGATAGCTGGCTGTCTAAGAACATTCGCCCCATGTCCCTGGTGGCGATCTTCATCGGCTATTTCTTGTTCGCCTTGATGAGCGCCTTCGGATATGACGCGAAAGAGTCCTACGTTCAACTGTTGGGACAGTGGGGAATGCTGATCATGTCGGCTTACTTTGGCGGCAAGACGCTCGAGAACATCATGGAGATGAGGTCTAAAAAGTGAAAGAGAACTTTGACGAAGCCCTTGCTGCGATCCTCCACCACGAGGGAGGCTATGTAAACCACAAATTTGATCCCGGCGGGCGCACTAATTTAGGATGCACCCAGCGTGTTTGGGAAGAGTGGGTCGGCCACCCTGTAACAGAGCAGCAGATGCGCGACCTCACGCCTGCAGATGTGGCACCTCTGTACAAGGCCAAGTACTGGGACAAGGTGCGCGGCGACGAGCTGCCTGCCGGCGTAGACTATGCGGTGTTTGATGCTGCCATAAACAGCGGCCCAGGCCGTGCGGCCAAGTGGCTGCAGGAAATAGTCGGCGCTGTGCCTGATGGCGCCATTGGGCCTGGCACGCTTGGTAAGGTGGCCGAGGCTGACCCTGCCGAGCTGCTGTCCAAGTACCAGGCCAGGCGGCTGGCGTTCATGCAAAGCCTGCCGACCTGGGACACGTTCGGAAAGGGCTGGGGCAGGCGCGTGACCGAGGTGGCCAGCGCCGCCCAGCAGATGCTGGCTTAGACCGCAGCACCGAGAGATCGCAAGCGCTGCTGATATGCGGCAATGTGGCGCACCTTCTTTGGCGCGTCGACACGCTTGAGCATTTCGTCATTGGACTCCTTCAGCTCCCGCAGCTTGGTCATGCGGTCACGCGCCGGCACCTTGGCTGCACGGCAGGTTTTCTCAGCCAGGTCTTCGTAGGCATCGGCCCACTGCTCAATAGTCTGGTGGACACTATACGCGGCGTCCTTGCCTGGCACACGCAGCGCAAAACCAATTGCCTCGGCTGGCGGCTCGGGCTGCACCGTAACAGCATCTGTGATCTGTGGCTCAAGCGCGACCACCTCCACCAGATCTGGCTCAACTGTGTCGGCCATGGCTTCCTCCATCAGCACCAGCTTGCTGACCGGCAGGGCTGGTGCTGCCGGGGCCAGCGCGTCCAGTGGGTTGGCGGGCGTGATGTCGCGGGCCTGGCGGGGCTTGTCCTCTGCCGGGTAGTCCTGGGCCTCCTCGGCGGTGATCAGGCCCTTGAGCACATCGGGGAAGGCATCGCGCAGGGCAAAGCCTCTGGCCCGCATGGCCAGCATCCGCTTGGGGTAGGCCTGCCATGGCCCCTGCTTGCCCCATAGGCCGGCCCGCTTGGCATCCTCAACGCTGAATGTGGAGCGCACCGGCTTGCGCCCCTTGCGGTGGGCCACGCAGACAGCGATGGGGTTGGTAGTGCCCTCGCCTTCGATGAACTCCTCGACGCCTTCGCACAGGGGGCTGGCCTGCACCAGAGCCATGGCTGCATCACCGTAGACCGAGGGCTTGCCGTTGATGACGGCGATGTTCTGCAAGGCCTGCAGCGGGGCCAGGCCCAGCTCCATGCCCCATTGCACACAGACCATGATGTCCTGCGGTTTGCCCTGGTATTGCTTGGGCACCATCTGGCTGGAGGCCAGCATCTCGCTGAACTGGATCGCCTCGGTGATGGTGGTGGGCGCAAAGCCCTGGCGGGTAGTGGTCAGTTGCATAGGTCTTCTCCAGGGAGGTATAGCTTGAGGGTTTTAAAAACGAGGGCGACCAGGGAGGTGATCACCTCATCGGCCTCCTCCTCGGTCATGTCGGTGCTGTTGAGCAGGGCCACGAGCGCCCGATTGTGGGCTTCCATGACCGGGCTGATGTCCATGGGATCGCTCATGCTTTCACCGGCTTGATGGTGATGGTGGACTGCCGGATGGTGTAGGCCTCCTTAGCCGCCACCATCTTGGCAGGCTGGGCCTGGTAGTGGCGGGTCGAGCAGATGATCTGGTACTGGCCGGCGATGCCCATCTCGGCCTTGCCCAGGATCTTCTTGAGCTTCTCCTCTTCGGTGTCCAGGTCGGTCTGCAGCTGCTTGATCTCCTTGCGCTTGGCCAGGATCTTCTCGGCCCGCTCAATGCAGCTGTCGTCCAGCACTGCTGCCGCCGGGGTGATCGGGTACGGCCCGCGCAGGTCTGGCCATTGCTCGCCCTCTGCCGGCGGGTAGTAGTCCACCAGGCCTGTCGTTTTCCATTCATCCAGCCGGCGCTGGAAGTCGGTGGCCACCTCTGCAATTTTTTTGACCGTTGCCTGGTGGGGAGCGAACACGAATACGCGCAGCTCGGTGCCCCGGTACAAAGTGCAGACGGCGCCCCACTTGGCCTGCACGATGTCCATCTGGGCCTGCAGCTGGATCGGGCCGCGCCACAAGGGCGGCACATCATCGGGCGGCATGGCCGTCAGCTTAGCCTCAAGCACCCCAACGCCGTCCAGTGTGATGCTGTCCTGGCCGATGACGTACACGCCGGCAGCCGGGTCGGTGCTGATGACCTGGCCACGCCCGTCTGCCGTGCCGTCCAGGCTGCAGCACAGGGGCAGGCTGTCGTGATACCGGGCTGTCGGGTGATCGGTGACCATGTCGGTCAGCTCCAGCCGGCGGGCCGCGTCCTCCAAAATCAGCGGCTCCATGAGGTTGCCCCAGGCCATGGCTTCGTTGCCGATGTCTCGGCGCTCCTCGCCCTTGAGGGCGCGGATGCTGTATTCCAGCTCATCGTTGGGCGTCTGGTAGCGGCTGATGCCCATGATGCCAGGCAGGCGGGATGCCGACAGCATCGTGTCGGGGGTGACTTTATTGACCATTGGTTTCTCCTTGGTTGGTCAGCTGATAGACCCGGACGACACGGGCGTGCGCCTGGGGATGGGTGGCCTCGGTATAACCGACGGCCTTGAACTGCTTGGTCTTAAATACAGCGCCCAGCACGGACGGGTGCATTTCTGCCGGCAGCTGGATGCCGGCGCGGATGTCGTTGATGCTGACGGTGCCCTGGCTGCGGGCGACCTCGACAGCCAGCACCCGGCAACGCGTCAGGAACGCTGTGTCCCTGGCTTCGAACAAGTTGAGCTGGGCGTCCCGGATCGCCCGTCCGATGTCTTGTGGCTGCATCACTTGGTCACCCAGATGATGGCCATGGCTACGCCGGCGATGACGTACAAGCAGCGCAGGAACAGCCACTCGGTTCGCTCGCCTATAGAACGCTTGTCACCCAGCAGCGCCGACTGCAGGCGCTCCTCGGTGGCGCTCAGGTTCACGCGCCTGGGGGGCTGGTAGTTGGAGCCGATCATCACTTTGCCGGTGTTGTAGGGGATCTTCTTTTCCATGGTTTTCTCCTTCAGTTGCCGATGCGTTTGAGCAGGTTGGACACCTGGCTCGGGTTCCAGTTGATGTTGCCGCGAGGGGTTTCGATGCCGCGAGCGGTCAGGGCCGCAGCAATGTCGCGCAGGGTGCAGGCACCCGACTTGCGGACGATGTCCTGCACCAGGGGGCCAACGCGCTCTGCGTAACGGTCGGCCTTGGCCTGGATCTTGGCGATGCCCAAGGCGCTGCCGACCTCGGGAGTAGGGCAGCCCAGCTGGCGGCCCTGCGCCTTGACCTGGGCCAGGGCGGCCTTGGTGCGCTCGGAGATCTTGCGGGCCTCCCACTCAGCGAACACGGCC